ATCATTATCATATGCGTAAAATCTCGCTGATAATTCAGGATCTAATGTTTTATTTCCCATTGGATCAAACAATTTTAATTTAATGTTTGCACCCTTTAGGATGTTAAAAATCTCTTGTGATAGTTGCATTGTATAGTATTCCTTTAATGTATTTATCAATTATTGCATTATAGCAGGCTAAACGGCATAGGCTCCATACCGTCTCCGTCTTCAAAATCGTCGTTTAAGTAATCAAACGCATCTTCTTCGTACTTAGATACCTCTAAACTCATACGCACTATTAAATTAACTGCCATTACAAGATCATCATGTTCGCCGTCTTTGGCTGAATAACTATTGCCACGTGCAATAAATGTTTTTAATTCTCTTAGCAACGGCTTACTTGCTATTTCTAATTTCTCTGTTTCTACCCAGTATTTTAACTTAGCACATGCATTTATTTTTGCTTTGTGTGTAGTTGTAAAGCCTCGTCTATAGCGTTTGGCGTTTCCATGTTGTCTTGTTTCACTTAAAAATGTACCTGGAAAGTTTTCTTCTCCAGTTTCTTCAACAACAACTAGTGCTGCTTCACCTAGTGTATTGTTTTCCATACTGTAATATATTTCACAATCACCATTTGTTTCACTCTCTATAAACTGTGCTATTTCTCGCAAAATTTTTATCTGCCCTTGAACTGTTGTTCTATTGTGCATCCATTCTGCTACTTGCTTCATTCCCGGCATACTGTACACTTGTATAGCACTGTTATCACCACCTGTACCCAAACTAGGATCTAATCCTATCATATACAGCTTACCTTTGGCAACTGGTGCATACCAACGTACTTGTCCTGATATAGCATATGGATCACGTGCTTCCATGTTGCTTAGTTTAATACTATCAATTAGTGTTTCGTCAAACGCAATAAATTCACATTTGTGTTCACGCCTAAATCTTTCTTCGCCAATTTTACCTTGTTCAACATCTGCCCATTCTTGATCTCTGTCTGGGTGTACTTCCCATGTAGCAAGATAATGTGCAAATCCATTAATACCCTCGTTTGTTTCCATGCCATGTTCGTCTTGATTTTTGTTAGCATCTCTCCAAATTTGTGCAAATTGGTCATCGTCCATATTTGGTGTTGATGTAATAATACATTTACCACCTGTTGCTAATGTAGGTGAAAGTGAAGTCCAAAACTCTTTGGCTATGTTTGGCCTAACAAATGCAAACTCGTCTAAGTATGCTAACGATATACTCAAACCACGTCCAGTATTTTCTGTTGTTGACTGTGCTACAATACGAGAACCATTATCAAATTCCAACGATCCTTTGTTATATGCAGTAACACCAGCTCTAATAAAATCAGGCAATGTTTCGTACGCAAAACGTATACGTTGCATAATTTCACTTGCACCTGAATATTTGTGTGCCGCTATAAGAATGGTTTGATCTGGATTAAACATTGCATACCATAGCAAGTATCCTGCCGCACAAGTACTTTTACCTGTTTGTCGTGCAAGCATACTAATACTATATCTATTATTGTGATATGTATCTACTAGTTCTTCTTGGAAATCGTATAAACTAAATTTCATACGACCTTTAGTAGGATGCTGAATAAAACAGTGTTCCTTCATAAAATGTTTAGGATCCTGTGAACATAGAGCTAGTTCTAATAACTGCTCTTCTGTGTATTTTTCTTTTCTGTACGGAGTTTTAGTTAATTTTGTATCTACTGCCATTTAATTATCCTATAGTAATATATTTGCATATTACTATTTATGTATAGTTATAATGAAAGAATTTCATTGTATAGTCTATCTGCATATACTTTATGTGCTGATATACCAGGATGTCCACCAGTACCATTTCTATCATTTGCCCATGACTGTGTTTCGTATTGTATATGTTGAATGTTAGTCTTTAATATTTTAGCATGATTAAAGGGAAGAAGTTGAACACCATCGTTATCGCAAGTAGCATGAAATATTTTAAATCCTTGTTGTTTTGCATATTGATTTGCATGTGAAATTCTTAAATTAAAATCATATAATACATCCTCATTTGTATGGAAATGCTTATAAAATGCATCGTTTCTTTCCATTTGTCGTTTGCCATTGTCATCTAGTACGCCAATTAACTTCCATGGACCAATTTGATTATTTGTTGATAAACGGTTGTAGTCTATCACATAATATCTGTCTATAAATGTCCATTGCACAATCACAGTATCATTTTTCTTAATGTGTGCGTTTACTAATTCATACCATATTTGTTTGTTGCTGGCACCACTGATACCACAATTAAAACAATTTAAATTTAATTTATCTGCTAAAAGTTGTGGCCATGCATACTTACTAGGATAATAATCATCTTTCTGTGGTCTTGATTCTTTTTTAGAATAATCCCATATGTCATCAAGGGCATCGCCTCTTGTATTACTGCAACCAAATGCGTGTAAATTATTCATTAATGTTTCCCAAATGCCCAATGACGTTCTTTACACCACCAGCATTCGCCACAATGTGTAATCATCCAGTCTGGACTATCTTTATTATATTCTACTTCTTGTTCACAACTTCTAGTACATGGAAATAAAGTTTCCATCATGTCAAAGTATTTATACAAATGATTTACCATTCGTTTGTCTACATTCATAAGTGGCAACCAGCGTACTATACCAGGTACGTATTCGTTAAGTATAGATCTATTATGGCCAGGGTCGCGTGGTTTATAACTTTCTAGTCCAAATTCCTTGCTATGTTCTAGTGGTGGATTTTGAGTAGTTCCGTGTAATGTAAATGTTATATCATGTAAGTATCGTTGTAGTTGTTCTATATCATCTAATTCTGATCTAATCTGATCTGTACTATAAAACGTATAGTGACTTTTAATTAATTTAGTTCCTGTGATCTGGAGTACTTTGTCGAGTACCCTAGTACTCCATTTAGCATTGTACCAGCCCTTAATAGGATTAGCTGATGTTATAACATGTATTTCAGCATCTGGTATATGTTTTTCACAGTATTGTATTAACATCAATAATAGTATGGCACTGTCTGCACCACCTGAGATGTTAATACAAATCTTTTTATGAGGTTCCGGTATACTGAATTCTATAGTTTGTCCGAAACTATCGGTATATGTTTCTATTGGTCTTCCCATTTTCTATACTCCATGTTAAATGTGTATAGTCTTTCCATGGGATTCACATATACGTTACTTGTTACTATTATTTACTCAATTAAGTAACGAAAAAACGGTGCAGTTAATAAAAACTACACCGCTTTAGTTTCACCTGGGAGGAAACGTGAACTTTTTAAATTTTTTAAAATGGAACAAGATCGCTTACTTCAAAATCTTCTGGTTTTATTGTTGCTTCTGGCTTTACATTGCCATCTGCATCTAAATGCCACTCGTTAATTTCTGGCCAATCAACTTCACCATTATTCATTGGAGCACCTCTATAATCATAGTCTGCATCGCCATCTGTAAATGTCATACCATCAAGTAATCCATAAGGCATATCGTCTACAAAATTCTCTTTGATTGGAGCTTCTTTAATACCAGATAGTTGTTTTAATCTGCGAATTTCTTCGTTATTCATTACTTTTCTCCTTTAGATTTTTTATATGCTTCTTTGATATCTTCAACTTTATGTTCTTTTAAGCCTACTTTCATATCTTCTGCATCTAGGTATCTTTTTAAACTTAGGTTAACGCTTTGTGCAAAGTTTTCATATGGCTCACCATGTGATGTAGCTTCTTCTTCTGCTGCACCGGCTGGTGTGTTTGCCCATTCGTCTAATTTTGTTTTAATTTTTTCTTCACTTAAACCTGCGTTTTTAAGTAATGTAATTAATTGTGTTGTGTCCATGGTTGGTGCTTCTGAAATTTCTTCTGCATCAGTGTCTGCTTCTTTAACTGATGATTCAAACATGTCTGCGTATTCGCCCTGGGCAAATTTAATATCTTCACCTGGGAATAACATATTATATAATGCAGGATCTTGTGATATTGAAACTTGAAAATAAAATATTAAACTATCTCTTGCTTCAGTGTCCATATAGTCTGGTTGCATCATGTCTACAACCTCTACATCGCCAGCATCCATCATATCATCAAGATGTTCAATAAATTCTGATGCATCTTCGCCACCCTCTGTTGCGTGTTTTACTATTGCCGCTTTAACGTTTTTAATGTGAGGTAAAAGTTGAGCATGTGTAACATCACTTCTATCTGATTCTTCTACTTTGTATTTTTTACCATCAACTTCAAATTCTTTTTTACCATCTTTTTTAGCTTGTGCTAATGCGCCTGAGAATTCATTACCTTCATTTGGAGCTTCTTCTAATGAATCTGGAACACCGTTGCCGTCTTTGTCTTTCCACCAGCTACCTGTTTCGTCATCACAATCATGTGAACAATCTGTAGTTGGTTGATGCATTGTGTCGCCACAGTCTTCGCATTTGTATTCTGATGCGTTTAATTTTGTTTTCTTTTTATATGCTTCGTCCATGTCATCACCCATTGGTAACTCATGATGACGTCTAAAGTCATCTACAAATTCTTTAATTTGATCGCCACTTAAAAATCTAACTAGATCATCAAATACTGGCTGACAGTCACCTTCAAAATGCATATCAATTAAATCATAAATTGGTTCTGCAAATTCGCCAACTGCTTCATTTGTTGATTCCATACATGCACTTTTAACAACATCATAAACTTCATGCATTGTTTCTTCGTCATCGTTGCCCATAATAGCTATAAATTCATCTTGCATTGCATTTGTAATTGGCAAGTGCTTTTGAATTTCAAAATCACCCCAATCAACATCATATGCATGAGCATCACCTTTGTTCATGTCGCTTTTCATTTCAGCGCCTTTGCCTGGATATATAATTTCCATTGCTTTATCGGCTTCGCCTGCTTCAATTCCGTCTGTTGTAATACCACTATCTACTTTAGATAAAACCCATCCCATTGGTAATGGATCACCATTCATGCCTTTATACTTAGACCACTTTTTACACCATGCTTCAAGTTGTCTGTCTTGGCTATCATCTTCAGCTACTACTGGTACGTCTTTTAATTCTCTTTCTGCTGGAGCCTGGCTATGAGCATCTGCTGTGCCGTGGCTAGCAAGTTTTAGTATTCTTTCTAATTCACTCATCGCCTTTTTCCTTTTGTTTTTTTACTTTCATTAATTCTTTAATGAAACTGGAGTTATACTCGTCACCGTAATGATCTGATGCTTTTACTTTTTCTGCATCTTTATATTCACCATCAGCTAGTACGCTTTCAGCACGTTCGCTCATTGGTGGAATCATTTCATCTGGTTCATGTTCGCCTTTTACTTTAAGTACACCGTCAGTTAATCCAAGCATGTTACGAATATCGTTTTGTATTTGCCAACCGCTAGCGACGATATTAGTTTCAAATTCATGTGTAAAAACTTCGTATCCTTTGTGATTTGGAAAATCACGTGGGGCACTTTGTAAGATTGTTTTCTTTGCAGCACCGAGTCCTTTAGAGTCGTATTTACCGAGGTGCTTCTCTATGCGATCACATTGTTCATCAGTTAGATCATTTACTGTTTTAATACAAAACTTCCACGATTTTTTTGATTCGTTTAAGTATTGTGAAAATAGTTTGTTCATTGCGGTTATCTCCTATTAATACTATTTATCTTTTTCGGGCAAGTTTTTCATTATTTCGGCAAGCATAGCAGTTCTATCTCCTACTATACGTCCTTCGACTTCTTCTTCATCGCCTAATTCGTGCTTTTTGCCGGCTACATATGCATCTATCTTCTCACTATCTTTTTCAAGTCTAGCTTGACGCATTTGTAACTCAATCATTTTCATTTTCTTGTCCATTTTGGCTTGCTTTGCCTGTAGAGCTGCTGATATCATTTTGCTTGCACTATCAAATATAGGAGCAGCATGTCTATCTTCTACATTTTTACCAAGATCTACTAAATCTTCAAATGTTTCCATGGCTTTTTTTGCATATTCGTCCATTTCTCTATCTAACTGTTCTAAACCCTCAACAGTAGGCAATGCAATGTTGGCACGTTCTACCATACTCATTTCGCCTTCAATGTTTGCTATTTCAGTTTTAAGTTCTTCAGTAGTAGGTTCTTCCTGTGTGTCGTTTTCAGGAAGTAATTGATCTAGATCTGGTAAATTTAATTCTTCTTCTAATTTTTTTGTCATTTTCTTTTCTTTTTAGAGTTTTGAGGTTTATTAAATATTTGATGTTCTGTTATAACCCTAAACGCCATTCCTTGTTGTTTACACCAGGCATGTGCTGCTGACCATTTAGCTTGATTAACTACTGCTGATGCCTTCTGAGCAGTTGTTCTTGCTTCGGCTAAAGTCTGACTAGCTGGCTTAATCTCTACCATTTCAGCATGATTTTTTCCATTCTTGTCTTTGTATACTAACAATAAGTCAGGAACATATGTGCTTTTCTTTCCAGTAAGTGGATTTTTGTATGGGATTCTATGTGTTTCACTTCCCCAGCCTAATATTGCTGGATGATTATCACACATTCTAAATACTGCTAATTCCCACCCACTTCTGTAATGCGGTGTTCTTTTACCTAAGTATTTATCTGGGTTGGATGGGACGAATTTTCCGTTTTGAAATTTAGGCATACTGATGCACCTAAATTATGCCATCTAGGTTGCCCACATCAGCGTCATCTGGAACTATATTAATTTCTGATTCTGGAACTTGTGCTATGTATCGTTTACCATCAACTGTAACAATTTGATTAACACCTATTTGAAATTCAGTATCTCCAGCAAGTTCGCCGCCGGCAACAATCTCTTTTGCTCTGGCAAGTCTTTCGCTGTTCGTTCCTGTAACTCCTTGAACTACGCCTTCAAATTTTGAAGTACTTGTAACTGTTTCAACTGTTTTGTTTACTGGAGTGATATTTGATTTGTTTGATTTTATTTCTGGATCTTTTGTTGTATATATTGCGGATGAATCGCGAAACTCTTGTACTTGTTCGCCCAGTGTTGTGGGTGCTGGATTAAATAGAATATTATTTGGATCGTCTGGTGTGTTATCACTAAGTATTCTAAAGCCTTCATATCCAAATGTAATTCTATATGTACTAGGCCCACTATCAGCATAGTCTAATGTTTCAGCATCTATGTTTTGTATAAATGGATGAAATATTTCTGTTACATTTGTTAAATCTGTAGCATCAACTCTTGTTATGATCATTTGTGATATAAAATGGTTGTTTTCTGGTAAGTTTAAACCAAACTTATTTTGATCGTTGTTGGTTAACCATTCTTCATAACTGGATTGATTCATTGGTCCAGTTATATAGTGTCTAGCATAACTCTTTAGGAATGTTTCAAATTCGGCATCTTTATTATCGTATGCTGTTAGTGTTATAGGAGTATAATCTATTCCTGTTTGAATTATGCTTTTACTATTATAATTATTAAGTGTCTGTGTTCTATATGAAAATGCTGGTAACTGAACATTTGCAATTCTTGTAAGGTCAACTGTCTTGCCGTCTAGTGTAACTAACTTAACTGTAAAGGAAAACTTATTCCTTGGTATAGCAGTTTGTACGCCATTTACTAGACTTTGTCTATAGATTACATGAGCCTTATCGCCTAATGCCATTTGATCGGTCCTTTACTAGCAATTAACTTGAAGTTAATTATGCGCCGGATCCACCATCAGTTGCGCCATTGCCTAATAGACTTGGGCCTGCGCCTGATAATACATCATCACCTTTTATTACGTGTGCAGCATGATCATAACGTATTGTTAGTGTAACTTGAACCATATTTGAATCTGCATAGTTTAAGTCGCCATATTGTACCTGACTAATGAAGCAACCTTCTAATTGCCATTCATCAAATGTAGTTGGTTTAACTGAGCCGTTCTGTCCATCTAGTGTTTCAATTTTTACACTAAATTTATATGATCCACCTGCAGTTGCACTTGCTTGATCGGCATGATCAACTTGATTGTTCATTTGAAATCCAAGTTGTTTAATAACATTTGAATTCATATCATCACGGAACACAATTGTTACTGGTTCCCATGTATGTTTACCTGCTAGGTACATTTTTGAGTTGTATGAATCAACTACAACTTCTTCGTGTGTTAAATTTGGTCGTGATGCACTAACAACATTTTGCGTTACTTCTGATTTTTGTGCCCCATCGCCCATATTAGTGAATGACACTCTAAATCTATATTGTAGTTTAGGCATCAATGTTGTACCTGCCGCTGATTCAGTTGGTACACCAAAATTTGTAATTACAGCCATTTGTTTTCTCCTATATACTAATCTTGTAGTATTTCTGTTATATTGTATTTATCAAAACATCGCTGAAAATTTACAATATTTAAAATTTATCACATTAAAGGCTACTATATTTCTATAGTAGCCCTTATTTTAATTAAATTAAACTTTTAACTTAAAGTTCGCCAGTATTTACGATTCTAATTGGAATGTAAATAAATTCTGCTGCTTTTGTAGGCTCAATTGCTACATCAACATAAAATTCATTTGCATCAATTCTTGCTGGTGTATTGTTTGTTTCATCACATACAACTGCAAAGTCATAAACACCACGTTGTGCCATAATGTTTGCTAAGAAACCAGTAAACGTTGCTTTAGCATTTGTACGAGTATCTTCATCGTTTGGCTCAAACAAGTAAGGTCTTGCTATTACGGAAAAACGTTCTCTTAGATAAGCTGTAAGTCTTGCAACGTTAACTCTATCTAATGCTGATGCACTTGGATGCATTGATTTTTGTCCAAATACTACAACACCCTCTGTAGGGAATTTTGCAATTGGATTCATCTTCTGCTCATACATTGCATCTCTAGAACCTTGTGTTAATGATAATGCTACAAACTCATCTTCTGAGTTTAAGTAACCAACGTTAGTTGCGTTTTGTACTTGTCCACGAGTTAAGCCTGCTGGTGCAAACCACTGGAAGCTCACGCTATCACTGTATGCATATGTATATAATGCAATGTGTGATGCTGGAGCAACAACACTGTCACCCGTTGATGGATTAGTTGTTAATGCATGTGGATAGTAAACCGCACTATAAGTATTTGATGTTACTAGTCCATCTTCACCATTTTCTGCTGCACTTGTACCTTGTTTCCAAGCAATTGCTTCAGTTTGGTTTAAACGGAATGGAGCATCAACAATAATAAATGCTGTTTCATCTCTATCGCTGTTTAATGTTACCATTTCATCATATAACTCTGGATAACCCGGAGAAGCCATTAAACGGAACGCTACTGTATCTTCACGTAGTGTAGACATGCTTGCTGCTGCCTGCATAGCTGTTGTAACAACTTTACGCTGAGCTAATCTACCAAACGAACCTTTGCCGCTTGCTTGATTACCTGCTTTGTTACGCCATTTCCAAGTTGTAGATAATGTTGCATCATATTCTTTAACAGTGTTACCTGAACGACACATGTTAATACCTGTCATTCCAACTGGGTATAATAGTGGATCTGGAGCGCCTGCTAATAGAGTTGATTCAAATGTATCTGCAGTTGTATCATTAGCTGTAATATCGCCAAATTCGATACCTGCACTTGTGCTTTGATCTGTAGCATCTTTGGCTACCCAAGCCGAACCGTTATGTCTGTAAATTACAGGATAACCACTTTCGTCTGTGTCAACCCAATAGTCGCCATCTGATAGTGCGTTGCCGCTGCCATCTAACAATGGAGCTGATGTAACATATTGTACATCTGCTGCTCTTTTCCATTTTTGTGTAGACCCGTCTAGTTCTACTTCGTAAATCGCTAATTCGTTTACATCTGGATCATGCCATAATGTACCAGTTACTGGATTACCAGTTGGTTGTGTAGTTGATACTGATACTGGATAGTTACCGGATGTACCAATGCTTGTCCATGTAGAACTTGCTGTTACATAACGTTTAAGTTCAATACTTGAAGTTGCATCATCAAAATCAAACCAAAGGTCGCCATCTGCTAATGTACGAGCTGGACCGTTACCTGAACCGTCTGCAAGTTTATCACCTGTAGTTCCATCTGGATCTGAATCTTGTGAGTATGTTACTGCTTTATTAACAAAAGAACCTGCAGTTGTTGTAAACAAACTTGGTGTAAGTTTTAAACCAGTTTTCGCAGTTGTTTTAATCCAAACTTTGCCTGCTCCATGTCCTGTTGGGTCACTGTAGTGTGGAGCAAAAGTAGTGTCGCCATCTACTAAAGCTGCCCAAGCCGAGCCATCACTCTTAAAGTAACTAATGGTTGTGTTTGATGTACCGTTAGTAATCAATACCAAGTAGTCTCCTGCTGATCCTGCCGCTGTTGTAGGTGCGCCACTGGTTACAATTTCTACTGTTGGAGTTTGTTCAACCCAAACACTGCTTTCGCTTTCAAAAATTCCCCAGCTAGCACCTGTTGGGTTTACCCAATAAGTATTGTTTGCTGGATCGCCTGCTGGTGCAGATGAGCTTGGTCTAAGTTGTGTTAAGTTAACATCAGCACGTACTACATACGCTGCTGAAGCTTGTCCTAAAAATGAATATGCTGCCAAAAGCCCGTATTCGTTAGTTTCGTCACCTTGTTGAACTGTGCCACTTACTTTACGGAAATCAACGTTTCCAAAGTACTGTGTAAGTTCTCTTTGTGAAGTAACTAGAATAGGTTTTTTTGATTGTGCAGACTTTGTGTATTTTGCAATGCCATCTGTTTCAGTTAGGGTAGGATCTGCCTTATCCTCACCAGTAGCAATGAATAACATAGGAACAGTTCCGGCTCCTGCTGGGCCGTATACTGATTCGTCTGTTACTGAAACCTGTACACCAGGTGAAGTAAGATTTGCCATGTTATAGCTCCTTTTCTATTATAGGCTATTGCCTAAATTTACTATACATGTATTTATTTGATTTTGCTTAAATCGGGGGTTTATAGAGTTAACTTAGTTGTTATTTGAGGCTATATTTATCAAAAGCTGGTCAAAACTTTCACAAATGTGCCTTGGAAAATCATCTCCCCATAGTCCATGGATAATCATGTGAATTCTATTTTCTGTGCCTTTGTTGTGTACTGCATGCAATCTGCCTATATCAATAGCACGAGCATCGCCGGGTTCCCATGGAATGAGTCCTGATTCTTCTAGTGCAAATTCAACTCCTGGTGGGTTACTTAATGCTACGTTGAATGCTGCTAATGCTCTAGTGTCAAAGTCTTTGTGCGGTTGTATATATCCACCCGGTTCCAATAACATATATCTAACTCTATTGTATTTTTTAAATGGCCAAACATTTTTTAACCAATCTACTGTTACTGGACATTGTTCTGCAATGTCTGTCCATCCAACAGGTGGACTAGTTTCTTCTGTATCATACCCTTCCTCAATATACCAATGAGGTGGTTGTGTTCTTTCTGCTGACTGTCCGTGTACTGTAAGACTGCTCCATCCGGGATTCCATTCACCTCTATGTTTTACAAATCTATTAATAAGGCATTCGGCCTCAAGTGCCATTTCTTTGTATGGTACCGAAATGTTCATTACTAAACTTGGACAATTGCTTTCCTTTGCGATCCATTTTGCATAGTCTTGCATTAGTCCTTTATTATCTTGCCAACCTTTAAATTTATCGCCTGGGTTATTTACATCCCAATAATGAGGCTTTTCTTTACATTTAGTTAAAAATTGTTCTAATTCTATTTCGTTTTCGTTTTGTTCCATTTTAATAATTTTCCTATCGCATTTTCTGGAATATTAGCAAAGTCATCTGTGCTCCAATCATCAATCCAGTTTAGTTGGCCTCTAGTTCCACTAGGGCATGCTGAGCAGATTAATATATTGTTTTTATTGTTTGAGACATTTTTAAAGTTATCTAATAACTCGTTATGTAACTGCCATCGTTGTTTTAATCCATAATAAAACGAAGTAGGCATATAATGAAATATATTACTTAAATGAACATATGATACAAAATCATCATGTCTAACTGAATTAGTAAATCTTTTCATTTTATGTGGATCCATAATATTCATATGATGATATATTACTTCACATGTTGGTAAAACTTCTTCTATCCATTGTTTAAATCCTTGTTCGTTTAATTTGTCTATTGTTTCTTCACTATCTTTTAATTGAGCTGACCCTCTAAATATATCTCTTCTTCTGCTCATGTCTGGAGCAGCATCTCTCATTATTTTTTCTGCAAATTCTCTATAGTTAGTACCGTCCCACTTTTCTATTATTTGTTGTGTTATTGATATAGCAAATTTACTTATATCATATACAAATATTTTACTATCTTTTGGCATGCCTAATGTAAACGCATATATTAGTGGACTTAGTCCTGCTGCAGGAACCATTAGTTTTCTAAATTCTCCATTCCACTCTGGATAATTCTTTTTTCTATAATCAAACCAAGGCTTATAATTTGGTAAAGTTTCTGTATTAGCAATAAAAAATATATCAATACCTAACTGATCTAACACACCTGGTATATGTCTTGGACCATCATATTCAACTTCTGCATAAGAATAATGTTTTGCATCTCGTATGCCTTCGTTCCATGATATGATTTTTTGTCCATCTTCCATTAAGGCTTTTACTAGATTCCATCCACCTCTTTTACTTGAGTAAGTTTTTAAATTTTCACTAGGTGCAATCCAATGAGGTGTATATTCATCATGCCAGTTTTCTTTACTTCTAATGGGCTCTATGGTTTCAAATGATTCATTTTCTTCGTATCTATGTTCAATGCCCCATTCAGGACAACCAACACTTGCCCACCAATCGAGATCAATAAAAAATGCTTGTGGATGTATAGTGTAATAGCTTTCTCCTTGATCAAGAATATGACCAACAAACTTAGCATCTGGATTAGCATCATAAAATTTTACAAATTCATCTTGGAAATTCCATAACAAAGTAGTACCTTGCTTTAGAACTATTATTTTAGAAAAGCCTGCATCGTGTGCCTTTTTTAGTAAGGCATCAATTCTTTCATCAGCAAATTGATCTTGTAAATAGAAACTCATCTCAACTGACCAATAGTCAGTTAAATTTTTTGTGTATCCTTTAGCAAAATCGTTTGTGATTCCATCGTTGTATAACCAGCCTAATGTGAGTTCTTTTGATTCGTGTTTGGATTGCCACCACTCTTTGTTAAACATAATATAATCCCTTTAAGTAATTAATTATATTTATCCTATGAGTTTATCTAGTGTTTGTTGTTTGAAATCTGTTAGTGTGGAAGTATTATGAAGTTCGAGATCAAATTCCCATCCTGCCCAGCTCCATTCACTCTTATGTACATCTGGATATCTGTTTGTCATTCCGTCTACTATATGCTTTGGTTTGTCTGATGCATTTGCTTTATTAATTGTAGAAGCGTTGTTCCACCATACAGGTTTATCGTGTCTCCACACAACTACATTTGTTCCGCCTAATCGCTTAATAGAACTTAATTCGTTAAAAAATCTACAGTCGCTAATAACAACATTTGTTTCTGCCATAGCAACTTGACGTTCGCAAGCAGCTACCCATATATCAGGATGAAAGTGAGTTCTTAATACATCTGTGCCTACTTGTTGTAATGCAAGTCTAGGAGTAAAATCTGGAATATTTAATCTAGCGGACCACCACTCATCTGGTGTTTCTCGCCATTCTCTGCTTTCGTCTGTGGATCCTTCTAATAGTTCTCTGTCCCAACCGAATACACTAGCACACGCATCTTTTAATACACCTGCGAAACTAATACGGTGAAATCCTTCTTCTATTAAAAAGCCAGCGGCAGTGTCTTTGCCATGTCCTATTAATCCACATATACCTATAATTTTCTTCATACGTGTATTATACTAAACTATTGTTTAATTGTCAAGAATTAAATATTAATTATAATGAATTAACCAATTACAAATCCGAGACCAGTACTTCCATCACTGTATAATGTTAGTTCCATCTCTAATTTATCAATTTCTGCTTGTGCGTCTGTGCGTAGTTGGTCTGCGTTCATTGTAGTACCACCTTGTGGTCCTGCAATCTGTGTAAACTTACCACGTGCTTCTGCTAAGATTAATTTAGCGTGTGCAAATGCGTAATCCTTTATCCAAGGACCGGCATATGTATCTTCTAGTAAACTTTCAGTAGGTCTATAGTTATAGCAATGCAATACTGCATTGTCGTCTGCTTTGATTTTTCTTTGTAGGATTAATCTTTTATCTTGTGGACGCCAAGTAAACATTAGTTCTGCACCAAATAGTCTACCCATTGTTTCTCTGTTTTGCTGTAAGAAATCAAAACTAGATAGTCCACCGTTTCTGCTACTACCTAACAAGTATGTATTAAGGTAAGCGGCTTGGAATGGTTCAATGTCATTTCCTGTTCCACTGCTTACACCTGTTGTTCGTCTGTAAATATCTTTAACTTCCATAACCTCATCGGGTAATGTATATTCACTTTGGTCTTTTATTATTTCTAATATAATAAAACTTTCTTCTACGGCGTTCTCCGCACGTTGTCTATATTTTGCAAGTGCTTTGCTGGCGGCAAGTTCATAGTGTTCTGGATCGAGTTCAACATCGATCATTCCACCGCCTAAGCGTAGTTCTATTTCTTTTTGAAGTTTATTTATTGCTGCCATTTAAGTTCTCCTACTATGTATTTATCATAGTATCACTTATTGAAGGCGGCTAATAAGATAGTTTCTCCGTTGATTCGTCCATTTAGTTTAGTTTCAGTTGTTTTTAATGTTTCAAACAACTTTTCTGTTTTGGCTCTTGTGGCTTTTTTAATTTCTGGTAGAAACTCTTGTGGCTTACGAATTGTTCGTTGTAAACTCTTTTCTTCGTCATAACCAGTTATAGTAGTTCCTTTGACACTTAGTCCACTGCCTTCTCGTTTTAGTCCCATAGGGTCTACATTCTTAGCATAGTACAATCCAACCTTGCGGTTTTTAGTGTTAAAAACCACCAGTATACGGGCGTAAACAATATCTGCTGGTGTTATGCTACCTAAACCGTATTCGGCGTCTGTTTGCTTAAATTTGAGCTTCTTAACAATGTCTTCTGGGCTCTTTATACGAGTCTTGCGTGGCTTACGACTTGCTTTGCTTTCTGCTTCAACAATATCGCATGCATCTGTAATCTTTCTGTATATCTCTAATGCACCTTTTTGTTGTGCAGTAGACATATGATTATATCCTTCTTCCAACTGCAAACGCATATCGTCTTTGTCTTCTTTTTTAACTTTTTTAGCAAGCTCTGTAAACTCTGCAACATTGTCTTTGTATATGTTACGAATAATTCTTACATGTGCCTGCTTTGCAGTTACTCTGCGTAGCATTGCATCTGGTTTGAAATCTTTTGCAAGTTTTGGATCATATCCACTAACTACCCACTGCTCTAAGAATTCTTCTATCTCATCAGTCATTTGCAATGCGGCTGCATGCAGTAGTTGTTGTATGGTTGGCTTTGGCCTATTGTTTCGTTTTGCTTCTGCTTCTGCTAAACGCTCGGCTTCTTCTACATGTTCTTTGCCATCTTCTATTGCTCGTTTAACTGTTTTATGAATGAACTCACTGATTGGAGTTGGAGTACCCATTGTGCCTGGCAAACTTTCCCAATATGCATTCCAGGCCAAATGCTGATCTGGGCAACCCATTGTAAGCATACGACAGTAATACCCTGTTGTTGCATTTATGGCACCTGCTTTAGCTGCCTTTACACATTTTATATCTTTTTTATCATAACCATTAGCAAGCATCCAATCCCATGCATAATCAACAAGAACAGAAGTTTTATAATTTTTATAATAATAATCAGTTGCGGCTTGGCGAGCGTGATGATACTCTTTGCCAGACCATCCGTCTGCACCTTCCCAACTAGGATCTTTTAGTTGATTAGCTCTAATTCGTTCTGATGGTCGCCGAGGTTGTTTCTTCTTTAATTTTATTCCAGCCAATCTAGCCATTGTTATTGTCTCCGTTATATTCATCAAATAACCTGCGTTCCATGTCGTCGGCTATTTTTTGATACTTATCAATAACAGAAGAAATCTGTCGTTTAGAGGTTAAATCTACAGTTTTAGACTGTAAATCTTTTAATTCGCTTATAAAAGATAATATTTCGAGCATTTACGTTACTCCCTTTGATTTATGATTTACAACAAGTTTACGCTAAAACTTTTATTTCGTCAACCTTTTTAAATCCAAAGTCAGCAACAACGTGTTTTACACCATCTGCTCCTTCAACAATATCACCAACACTAAGACTGTGCATAGGTGCTAATCGTTCAATTAATTCTTCTGGACCCATGTTTCCTACATGAAACACACCTTCAAGATCTAATGCAGTAATATTACTAACATGTGTGTAATATCCTCTGTTGAATGCATCAGCGGCAAGTCTACCTGTATCTTCTCTACCAAGATTCATGTCTAATCTTAAAGAATTTTTATGAACTGCATTGTGACCTTTTTCGTTAATAAGATCAATTTCAGCGTCTGTTAGTCTAATTTGAAATACTTTAAATGCTTGCATATTCATAGTTGGTTTCCTTTTTTTATTTAATATACTTATATTATAGAGCAAGATGTCTTACTTGTCAACCTTTTTAGTCAAGAAAAAACCCTTGCAGAACAAGGGTTTAAAAGTTTTTTATTTTATTTTATTTTATTTTTCTTGTATTTGACGCTCAAATTCTCTTAAACGTTTGAATACACTCATTAACTCAATAAGTGTTGGCCACGCTCTAAAGAGATATTGCATTGAACCTTCTACTCTTCCAAATGCACGAATGATCTGTTGCATTACACCTAGTGTTACAACGCCTGCTACAATAGCCGGTGCTAAGAACACATAAGCTGATAACACATTTGCTTGTAAATATGTAATTCTACCTACATTAAAATACAAATAACGCAAATAAGACTTAAAGTGAATACTACGAACATCATCAAACAGTTCGTTAATAGTTTTAGGTCTTACTGTTTCGTCATCTTCTGCGATAACAAGTATTTTTCTATATGCTGCTTCTTTTTTCTGTAAGTCATATTCAACACCAACTAGGCGTAGTAACCAACCTAGTCCAATTAAGAATAATGTTCCGCCTACTGACCAAACAATAGCACCTGTAATAAGTCCATACTGCCAATCACCAAAGAAGAAAATTGGTATTCCAATACTTAATCCAAATAAGATAGG